GAGTAATGACTTGTGCTTCAATGAAATAATCTTGATCTTCTAAATCTGTTGTTTGTGGAAACCAGTCAACTGCTGTTTCTGTAGCAATTGCCTGACCTAAAAACTCATAGAATGTATACTTGCTACCAAATACCTCACCAATTTCATCTACAGGAATAACATCATCATAAAATGCTTTTACTTCTGCCTTTTTAGCATCAGATAACGTGAAGTAATGAGTATTGTTGATTAAAAGAATATACTTTTCATTAGTTTTTGCATAATGAGCGACCATATCATAGATCGTCATCGCATTCATTGATACTAACATCAGATCTCTCCGTTTTCAATTCTTGTGATCAGTGCATCTAAGTATTCTTCAGCACTCTCTTGTGTGCCATACTTATCAGTAAGAGTGTCTCTGATATCTTTTGTAATTTCAGTATCAGGTCCACGATATTTTGCAACTTCTATTCTACCATATGGAGCATCATCAGTTGTCAATGATCTGAGTGCAATATATGTACTCATTCTCTGAGCAAATGATTTCAACGCATTAGATGATAGTTTCCAGAAATGATATTCACTAGACAAATAATCCTGATCACTGCCCTGTTGACCATATACTTCTAACTGAAGTGCAGATAGTTCATATTCCTTTCTTGCCAAATATTCAGTTGGAGTGATTGGAAAGATAACATCATAAGGACTTTGTGGATTCTGCAACTCCATAAAATCTCTAAGATAATGTCTATATTGCACCCACAATGCTTTCTCTTCTTCACTCAATGGTGCATCAGATAATTGTGTATAATCACTATCTTGTAAAAGGAATAGACGAACCATCTTAACTTTAGACCAAGTTAATAGTTGTCCAACAGCAAACTTCTTCTGAACTGCTGTCTCGTAATCAGCTTCTGATTCCTCTTTATATTCAAGGAACTTTTCAGTAAGAGAAGAAACTAGTTCATTGACAGATACTTCATCTACACCATTAGGATCAAATTCATACGAAACCCACTTAGTTTCACCTGTTTTAAAGTTTTTGGTGTACTTATTCTTTTCAATTAAGTAAGAACCATCCTCTTTATAAACAAACAACTCTAATCTATCCTTTGGATTGTCCCAAAGAGGATAGAGGATAGGAACAAAATGATCTTCCCAAAAAGTATCATTAATTTGTTTTTGAACGCCCTTATAACTAATTGTTTTCTCGTAGGCGTTCAAAAACAACGCAGCATTACTTGTTGCCATTATACTAATCCTTTTATCATTGATATTTATCTTAGTATGCCTTGATCAAATACTTGGCACGATGGTATCTAGTAATTAGTGGAATGTCTTCAGTTGTTCTTGCCTCTGCAGTAACAGATACTGGAGTTGATCCAGTCAAGGTAAACAAACCATCGGTAAATCTAATATTTGAAGCATTAGAACTAACAGTTCTACGAACTACATTAATACCACTGTCTGGTCCACAGTTTTCAGTTGCGTTTCCAGGTAGTGTAGCATCAGAAGAGGGAACAAAAACATTTACCGTCACTTCACCAAATACAATACCAAACTGTGCTAGTCCCCAGTTATCATTAGTCAATCCACCAGGGACATCATCATTATCACCAGCAGCTTCTGGTCTATCCTGTCTGATAACAAGATATACACCATTAGCACGCGCATCATTTTCTGGATCTAGATCCAAAACATAATTGTTATAACCAGCAGGACCAGTACCAGCAGTTGCAACTGCTTCTACAAGATTTTCTGTTGGTGTATCAATAGATGTTTTAAAATAGCACATTAAGTTTTCTTCTGGTGCATCACCACCATTAGATCCATTTCCTTTAATTACAGTGAAAATCAGTTGTTCTGCTGCAGCAAGATTTAGTGGACCTATTTGTAAGAATCTACTATCTGCACCAGAGAATTCAATAAATCTAGTCGCTTTACTATCAGATCTCTGTGTTGCTAATGGGAAATTATCTCCAGTTGATGATTTAACTTTAACACCAGGACTTGATGAATGCCAAATATTATCTGTAATAAAAGTATCAGGGAAATCTGGATTGTCTGTTGGCATTCCAGGAACTTCATAATATCTTCCCTTAGGAGTAGTTAACTCTGCTTCGCCAACTTCGGTTGCAATAATTTCATATGCAATTACTTGAACAAATCCACCGTCACCAGCATTGCCACCACCAGATCCAGCACTACCACCACCACCAACGCTCAAAACAATCTGAGAAGAAATATCTTCATTAATATAATCATTTACAGCGTATCCAATAGTAACTCCACCACCTGATCCACCACCACCGCCTGCTGGGTTATCAACCGTTCCTGAATATGATACAACATATGTAACACTACCATTACCAGAATTACCACTGGATTCAAATACACCACTTAAAACAGTTCTTGCAGCACATCTACCAGCAAAACCACCAGAACCAGAACCAGTAGCAGCGTGACCAGCACCAGCAACGCCACCTAAACCGCCGCCGCCACCGCCTGAGGGACCGAATCCACCGCCGCCGCCGCCGCCACCGCCAGCGGTGCAACCAGAGATACCACCAGGACCACCGTTACCAGGACCGATAGAGTTTGCCTGATAAGTTCCTGCTTGTGGTCCAAGTCCAGGTCCACCAGTCCAACAAGCATCAGTGATGCTGCCACCATTGAAACCACCACCTGATCCACCGCCGCCGCCACCGCCGCCAGCTCCAAGCAACCAACCAGCAGAATTTCTTACACCAGATGCACCACCACCTGCTCCACCTGTTGCTCCATTTCCTCGGGCACCACGACCACCAGAACCACCATAAGCAGCACCAGTACCTACATTATTATTAGTTGCTTCAGCTTGTCTACTTGGTCCTATGTTGTTAAATCCATTGCCACCTTTTGTGCCAATGGTGTGGAGGAATGTTCCACCACCATTATATGTACCCTGAATTCTTCTACCAGGACTAGCACTACCACCAATAGATCCACCACCGCAACCAGAGTTTGCATTGCTGTTTCCTCTACCGCCACCACCGCCAGAGACAGAAATAGTAACGCTATCAACACTAGCATTAGCAGGAAGTCCTGAGTTGGAGTCAAAACTACCAGAACTATTGTATGTATTGCTTGTGGTTCCACTGATAACAGTTACACTATATCCACCAGCACCACCAGCACCATTAGCAGCAGCGCCACCAGATCCACCACCAGCAGCAGAAGTACCATTCTGTCCAGGAAGTTGATTGATATTAAATCTATCGTCATTCATAATGACAGCAGGAATACTTACAGATCCTCCATTTCCACCTGCGCCTGTTCCGCTTCCAGATCTTCCTCCAGATCCACCTGTAGCAGAAATTGTCTGTGAGACACCATCAACAAATAAAGAAAGGTTTGTGTTGCCACCAGTGCCACCATTTCCCGTTGAACCACCACCGCCTCCACCACCAGCGTACAAAGTGATTTCGTAAGAAGAAGTTCTTGCTAAAGCAGGAATAGTATGTGTTCCAGAAGTATATGATTGATCATATCTTACTTCACCGATACCAACATTAACACCAGGAATTACTTTTCCACCAATTACTGTTGCATCATCAACAACGTAAACTCTTGGTTCTGGAGTAAATGTTTGTGGTTCAAAATATCCTGCTGCTTCTCTAACTTTACCACCAGCAACAGATCCACTAAATGTACTTACAGCTCTAAATGTAGTTCCTGTAAGACCATCTGCAATAACTTCATAAGATCCTTCTACTGCAGGATTGCCAGTGTCAAATATAATTACAGCATCACCTACTGAGAATCCATGATCTTCTGAAGTCGTAGCATAAATGAATGATCCATCTCCATTAACAGATACAAGATCAATTGCTGGTGCTTCTGTAATTCTATATGCTATGCATCCTGCAGGAGAAGAGTCAACAGATTCACCAATTCCATCAGTATTTCCATATGTGGAAATTCTAGCATTTGATGGTCTAGATCCTAATAATCCATGAGCGTGACCTTTTGCTGTTCCATCACCAAGAGCACCACCAGGATTAAATTGTTCTACAGCTCCTTTAAATCTAACATAATTTGATGTATATGTATCTACACCACTGATAGGAGCATCAGTTTGTTCATCTGGTTGACTATGTAGAATCTGGTGATCGTGAGTTGGTGGTTTATTGAAAATATAGTCCTGAATAGGTCCAACAACATATTTCTTTTCACCGATTAGATACGGTTCAATCTGAGTGGTAACTTCATCATATCCTGTCGTAATAACATCACTAATTTCAAAAAATTCTGCTGGAGTATTAATTGTATCTGTAGAGATATACCATCTACCACCAACATCACCTATGTTCATGGTGATTCTATCTTCAACCAGTGGAGTACCAGCACCTTCTACACCCTCACCGAAACCAATTAGTTTTCTATCTCTATAATCTGGTACTCTAAATTTACCAAGAATATATGGATAATCTGACAATAAAAATGGTTTTCTTATTCTTACTGTTGGGTGACCAGTAGGGGGATTGCCAGTTTGTGGACTAAAGGCAGTAAAGTCAACGTTTAAATCACTAACTTGAGGATCTTCTCCTGGGTCAATGCCAGAATCTCCACCCTCGATGTCAACATTAGATTCATAATATGGTTCTTTTTGGATGCCAATAGGAATGAGAGGACCGTCACCAAAAGTAAAATCTATTGACTGAACCAAACTCTGTCCATTTGTCAAATATGCCTTGACATACAATCTATAGATATGTTTTTCTCCCTCAGGTGGTTGAGGACCAGAATATCCATTATTAACCCAATCAGGACTAGTACCAACTGAAGTTTTTTGAACTTCATTCTGTTCAAATGTTACTCCACTAGGCCACACTCCATTTACTGGAATTGATGTAGTAGTTTTTGGAATATTTTTTACCCACCAATGCACAAACGATGTTTCTTGTTCACCAGTGTTTGGATTGTCAAACGTACCATTTGCAGACATATCCTCCAACAAAATTTCATATGAATCAATTACAGATCCTTCTGGGAGACCTACTAATTGACTCCAATCAATTGCTATGGTGTCATTTCTTGCTCCAGTATATGAAACATATCCAGTTGGATATCCAGATCCAGTTACTGGATCATATGTATTAACATCAATTTCTGGAATTGTACCTACATGAGCAACTGGCAAAGAAAGGAAGTCCCCACCGTCATTAATCAAGTTTGGTGATGATATCTGCCACGTTACTGTTCCACCCTGCGATTCATCATCTCCAGGATCATTACCACCACCTCCACCACCAACAGTATCAGTAACTAAAACACGATAAACATGTGTATCATTTTCTTGTGCTAATACCTGATCAGCTTGAGTATAATTGAGTAAATATGCATCATCTTCAGAAAGAATGCCTCCCGTTGGCATACTTGCTAAAACTGGAAACGCAATAGATGCATTGTTTGGAATTACTCTGTCATAATATACTGTTCCATCAGGATGGAATTTCTGTTCACCATAAACTTCAATGTAAAAATTACCACCATCAACAAATGATCTATGAATTGTCCCTGGTGGACCAGGAAATACAAATGTCAATGAATTACGCTGAAGATCAGTAGTTCTTACATATTCATTTCCAATCGCTTGGTATAATGTTGGATAATCTTTAATTTCATACTCTGCTCCATCACAATACAGATATCCTCTGTAGTCATACTCATGATCTTGAGTAAATACTTCTCCAGTTGTTTTATCAGTATTAACACCAACAAGAGTAGGCACAATAGCACCCACACTAACGTAGGATCCTCCCTTATCGGAGTAAAAATTCGGTAACGTAGATCTATAAACTGCCATCAGATTTTGATTAGATATTCTGTGATGATGTATGGCTGAATGTATTTATCCGCCTTCTTGGAGGTATTGATATCAATAGTAATTCTAGAAAGGAGACGCCCTGCTGGTTGTGCAGTAGCAGCTCTCGTTTTTAATCGATATGTATGTGGTTCATCAGAACTAAAATCTAATCTATGTCTATGTGTACCATCATAACCAGTTTCTCCTGTTAATGTTGTAATATTACTAACTCCTGCCATTCCAGTTTGATAGTTAGTATCATCATAGTTTGTAAATGGTAAGTTTAATCCTCTATCAGAAGTCCAGTTAGTCAACTCATCTGAATTTTTACTAGGGATTGAGATTCCATTTGCACCAGCAACACATTCGCCAAAAATAGCAAGTGTACATATACATCTTTGCACATATGTTGAAGCATAGTCAATTGTTCCAAACGTCTCACCATCACACTCATTTCCAGAACCATGATTGTTTGAATCACCAGTTTTAGTAATACACCAATCTTTGTTATTTACTTCTGGACATAATCCATCATCAGGCCACAAGCAATATCCAGATGATCCAATGAAATTAGAACATACATCATTAAAACATGCACCATACTGTTCACAATACGATGACGGTCCTGTGAAGAATCTACCACCTGTTTTTCTACCACTAGTAATGATACTAGTAATTGCCCAGTAACACAATTCTTGTCTGGTATTTTCCCACCATTGACAAACATTTAGAGAACTAGGAACTTTTGCAAAGTTAGAAGCAAATGAACTAAAATCTGCATTATTCTTTGCTCTTTGTCTTGCACGAGTTGTTGTTGTCCTATGCATATGTGGTTGAAATGCATTTTGTGGAACATCGATACTTTCAGTGTATGCTCCAGTGCTCACCGTAAATGCTGGTTCTCCTCTCAACTGCAATGTTTGTGGGGGAATATAGAATGCTCCTGTATATGACAACTCATAAGGACTTTCTACGTTTTGAATAACATCTAATCCAACACCAGCTTTAGGAATCGTATCATCCTGAGCAGTTGTTACAAATAGATCGTTGTATCTACCAATGTTTGATGACGTTGTAGCACGAATGTGCTTGTTTCTCAAATCAGGTAACTGTATCTGATTATTAGATAATGCTTGTCCTTCCTTAATATATTTACAATTAGCACCTGTGCCAAGAACTTCTGCTAATAATGGATATTCTTCTGCAAATAGAATTCTTCCGTCACACCTCACATATCCTGCAGGCAATAGAGTTTTATTAATTTCACTAGCTGGATCATCAGAAGTTATTTCTATAGGAAAAGAAATAATCATGCCAGTGAGCGAACCCATTTTCGCTTTTTCTTTGTTGTAAAATACTGCCATGTTAGAATGCTCTAATGATATACATTACAGTTAAAGATGGTGTGTTAATGTTCATCTGAATACTTAACGCGGTGTCTACGTTCAAAGGAATAGCAGATCCCGTAGAAACATTGTTCACCAATATAGTTGATGGGGTTGACAAACTACCCTTACTCATGGTAATTTCCATTGCTTCATGAGTATGAGATCTCAATCCAACATCCAACCACCTTTCATATTCATGGTTTAAGGTTGTAGTATATGTGTTTGTTACAGCAGTATTTATAGGTTGTGGTGTAGATGCTGGATCATATGGAACATCTTCAATATAATCTGTTGGCATGTCACTTCCCCTGTATACTTCAGGAATATCAGGAGAAGCATAATAATTTCTTTTACCTTGATATCTACCCGCTGGTGGAAACGTTCCAGTATATGCAGGTTGCTGAACATTATTAACAGCACGATTATCTTCCGTATAGTCATTTTCAATTGGAGCTCTTGCTTCAATTGTTCTGGTTGCCGTTAATGTAGTATTATCTGGCAAAAGACCCTTAGCACTATCAATTACAACCTTATCTAATCCAGGGACCATAACATCATTTGGGTTATCTGGATTATACCAAGTTAAATTGTATTCTGGATTAGAACCGAAACTATGAGGATTATTTCCTCTTTGTCCAATTGCAGTTACTGATGTTGTACCACTACCATCACCTGCTTCTTCTCCTCTTCCTGGTTGGAACTGTAAGATTGGAACTCCAGTTCCCTGTGCTCCCCAAAATTGATCGAAATCAGATTCTGAAGCAGGTCTATGTGAATGTGATGGTATGTGATCGATACCAAGTTTTCTTGGTAGAACATACACAGTATCAAAATAAATCGGATCTTCCATTAGAATTCCAGTAATTCTACCTGCAAGATTCTGTGATGGTTCTAATGTAAAAGTAATGTCAACATTAGCATCTTGCAAAATATCAGGAAGATCACCTTCAGTTCCATTCTCACTAACAGTTGTTGTTAAAACACTTAAATCAGCGACTGTTAATGCACTGCTATTAGCTGGTTCGCTATCAGCTTCCCTGTTTGCTTCAATGTCCACCAATGCTACCTGATTGAGATTAGGTAACCCAAATGTATCTACATGTCTATTTGGATTGTGTCCTTCTCTACCAGCAGGAGGATTGTATGGAAAATCATTTACAATACCCCAATTAACACCTGTTACAAAATTTCCTTCTGGTTCTGGAGGACCATATGTATTACCAATAATTTTTGCTAATAACGGATAATCAGCAGCATTTAATTGTGCTGATGCTAGATTACAAATAATCCATCCAGGGGGAACATTATCTAAATTTTCCCCCTGTGTTGAACCACCGCCCCATGGCATAATAGTACCAACTGGGGCGATTTTTGTCGCTTTAATGCGATTGTAACTTGCCATTTATCAGACCTCCTTGAGCCACCAACCCTGTACTGCGGACGAAACAATTTCTCCATTTGAATCAGTTCCACCAAGATATACAAGAGTAAATCCAGCATTTGGTGTTTGTACAATCAACTCACCAGCAGTATATGGTGTAGTTCCACCAATTCCAATTGTGGTTCCTGTAGCATCGCCCTGAACTCTAGTTCCAATTCCCTGTGCTCTCATAATCAATGAGGTGTCATAAGTTAGATTTCCACCAACTTCAATAACAGAAACTGTATCTCCACTTTGAGGATTTGCTGGTAAGTAAAGAACTAGATTATCACCTGAGTTAACATTTGCGAAATACTGAACATTGGGTGTTAGGAACTTAGCAGATTCATCAGATCCACTTGAAACATATCTAGCATGTCTACCACCAGAAGAAGTGTAGAAATTAGTTAGACCGAATGCATCAATAGATTGGTCACGGTTAATTGTAAAGTCGTTAGCACCATTAGGACCAAGATTCGATAGAATCAATTGTCCTGTCTTTGGTGGAGTTTCAGCAGCACTACCACGGATGGTTAGATTTGTGCCAATTGTTCCTTCACCAAATGTATTAATTTCAAATGTTACATCACAAGAACTATTGAAGACATCTTCTGGACATGCAGTTGAATAGAGTTTAATGTCACCTCTACCAACAACACCCGCATCAAAGTAGATAGAACCAGAGTGATCTGCGTGCCCATCATCATTGTCAACTGCAAGAATCTGAGTTTTATTTACAGAATCTCTAACACTAATAGCACCACCAGTCAAGAAGAGGTTGCTATTTAATGTTAAATCACCAGTTCTATAAGGAACATCACCAGATTGATTTTCATCATTCATGAAGATGGTGTGATACTTACCACGAAGACCACCATTGATGAAGAAGAGTTCATCTGATAGATTACCACGAATATCGTGGAATCTTAACCATCCAGAATAATCAAGTTTTTGTTGTACAATTTGACCTTGATCAATAATAATTGATACAAAATCACCAGGGTTATCACTACTAGTATCTCTCGTTCTTGTTTGAATATCTACCAGAGCAGAAGATTCTGGGTGCTTGAGGATTCTTACAACTGTTGTAGTAGTTGCAAGATAATCACTAAGTCCTCTTGCCGTAGTTCCTTCTTGTCCCTGTTGACATCTGATCGTACTTGTTGCTGCATCTACAGCAACGATCTTCATGATTTCCCAGACATTACCAGTTAATCCATTACCAGTAACATCAGCAGTTCTACCAACAATAACTAAATCATCAACTGCAAATTGTCCAGTTCCAACACCAAGAGATGCTAATTGTAGATATGTTCCAGGAAGAGGACCAGTCGAAGCATTAGCAATCAGTGTTGTAGATGGTCCACCAGCATTGATTGTACCAGGATCAACCCAATAAGAATATAATCTAATATCAGATAGAACAGGAGAATATCTTACAGTGCTCTCCGCAGGAGTTTGAACATCAGGATAAACTCTCGATACATCCAAGCGTCTGAACTGATTTCCGATTTCTAATTCAGAAGTACAGGTATCAAAATACAGTGAATTTTGATCCTTTCCATTAGTAATAATAAACTCTTCATTCTTGTATACTATGAATTGTACATTAGAAATTGAAGAACTTACCTCAATTCTAGTACCAAGCACAAGCGTGTTGTTACCAGCACTGTATCTAATCTCTACAATTCTAGTTCTTGGATAGACAAATGCATTGTAAGATTGCGTTGGATCAAACTTAACTGCATCACCAATTGCGACATTTGCAACATCAGAATCAGAAACTCCTGTTATGAATTCAGTTGCAACTCCTCGGTATGTGCCATTAATATTTCCAGTAATTGTTCCCTTAACAGTGGTTTCACATCCACCATTTACAGATAAACCATTGTTAATGATAACATCACCTTCAATGATTGTGTCACCAGTTACAGAGTCAATTTCAAATACATTTGTTCCAGCATCACAGTCACTAGAAATAGTAAACTTCTTAGATACAAGATCTACTGGAGTAATGACCTTAAATACCTCACCTTTGTCATAAACAATTTCTTCATCACCAATTGGTTCTAAAGTATTTTCTCTACTAATAATTACATAATCATCTTCTTTGATTGTTCCACCAAATTCTGCAAGGTAAATGGTTTCAACAACACCATTATCATCAACTGGTTGAGTGATCCAGGTAGAATCAAACTGTACATTTACTTTATAGATTGGTGTATTGTCAGGATGATCATTTCTTACACCAGTGAAAGTACCAAATGGTTCTCTTTCAACAACAAGATAGTAAGGACCAACGTTAATTCTAGGAGTAGAAACAACTCTTACAAATTCAACATGGGATGAAACATTTACAGCACTAGCAGCAAAGTACGTTACTTTAGTAATGCCATAGTTATCAAATTGATAACCACTTATTGTGCTTTGATATAACTGGAATTGAACATCTGCCTGTTGAGCACCAACTGGAATATCAATACTAAATCTAGCAGAGTTAAGTGACTGATCAACCCATTCAAGGAATGCTGGCCATGTTGAGGGATCGCGATCATCCAAATTATCTGGACAGATATATCCAATACTGGTCCAACTCTGACCACCATCTGTTGAATAACGAAGTTGCAATCCTTCTCCTGGTGCATCAGGAAGTTCACCACCATTTTCGTCATTACCTACATGAATCTCAAACTCCATTCTGGAGATAGGACCAACACCTGAATAGAATGATGCATCTACTGCAGTGAATGTGCAGAATCGTGTAGTACCACCAGAAGCTTCACTAAACTCTGAATGGAAGTGGAGATAATTTTGTGCTGTTGCGAATCCACCATTACTACCAGTTCCAGATCCTTCAGGACTAATATCAACACCACCACCAAACTCTTGAATAAATGCATATGCAGATGCATTATCACCCGCAGCAAAACCACCAAAGTTAGTAGTGGCGAGAACATCAGATGTACCCTCTGGAGAATCAATTAATAGATAATCATTTTCTCTGAAGTGTGGGTTGCCATCAGCATCAACTGGTGGATTACTGATTGGTAGATAATATTGATCACCAGTTAGTGCTGGTAGATCCTGTGGTGGAATCTGTGGGTTACCACCAATAGCATTTAATGCATTCTGGTAAGGAATACCACCCCAGTTTCCTGAACCAGCAGTGTCCAATTCACAATATTCCGAATCTGTAACTGTCTTTCTATCAACTGTGATGATGTCAACATTTTGATTGAAGATGTTGTTGCCTAGTTCACCGCTAGGATGACTAATTGCATCAGAACCAGATCTAGATCTATATGCAGTAAACTGGAACGATGCAAATCCACCACAAAGTGTGATATTAGAGTTAAATGTTGCAGATGCATCAACCTCTAATTTGTTTCTAACTCTTGTAGTGCCACCCTGACCAGCAATTGTGATCGTTGAAGCATTAGTAGCAAAGTTTAGAATGTTTGTATTACTATTTCCAGCGAAGAAGTTGACTGTACCAGCAGTAGATGATAGATCTACAGAGTCATCCAATCCTCTTCTAGTTCCTAGTTGGAAGTCACCAGCAACTTTGAAGGACTTAGTAGCAACTTGCGTGAATGATAGTGATTCATTGTTATTATAACCACCACCAATAGTTACCTTCGAGATATTTGAATTTGGAGTGTCAGGTGTAGTACCAATATTAATTACACTGTTCTCTGACTTATTGCCAATCTCAATGTGCTGTTCAGCAACTGCTTCATTGCCAATCTCAATGTTTTGTACCCAACCAGCGATCTTAAGACCATTTTGATCAGCACCACCAATAAAGGTGTCATTCATCAAGAAGCTAAACTGACCAGTTGTAATATCAGTTCTGATTTCAGCAGTGTTAGCACCGCCACCACCATGAACTTCAATATCTTCTTGGAATCTAGCATCACCAGTGAATCTGGACTCACCGTCAACAACTAATGCTCTGTCTAGTTCAGCATTGGTTACATTGATACCAACGCGACCAGCATTAGTAGTTGCAACTCTTAGTGTTGCCTCATTATCTGGGGTTGCACTATCACCACCGACGAGTAGTGCATTGTCTTCAGCAACTTCAGTTCTGTTACCATAAACAGTATGATCAAGATAGTCAGGAATTGTCTTACCACTAATGAATGCAGTACCAACAACGTCAAGGTTTGCACGTGGTTCAGTGAATGGATCAACAAATCCAGTTTTCCATGCCTCATGCTCAGATCTTGCTACAGTGTTGACACCTAACTTATAGTTGCCAATATTGTTTGTATCTGTTCTTAAGGTTTCGGCTCCAAGAACACCAACTTCCTTCCATGAAGAGTTGGAGAACTCCATTCTAACATCTGGGTTGATAGCAACCTCAGATGCCCAGAGACGTGGGTTGTCATTAGCAACGTTTCCTCTATTCTCAATGAGAGCAATCTGACAACTGGTTGCTTCTGGATCAAATCCGTTAGCAATTATTTGCCACTTACCATTGAATCCAGAGTCACTGAAGTTACTAATTCTAATAAATGAACCATTAGTAACGCCAACCTGCTTATTCTTAAGATTGTTACCCCAGTTAATTGTAATGACTGTGCTGCCATTCATCACTAGGTTGTCAATATTTGCAGCAGGAATAACTTGGAAGAAGTTAGCAAAGATCCATCCAAGAGATCCAGAAATTCCAACTTCATTGCCCTTAAGAAGAATATCCCCTGCTAATGGAGCTCCAGCATTTCCATACTGTACTGCCTGAAGAGGATCAAGAGCAGTTCCTAGTCCAGTGTTGTAAAGTGAACTCTGGTTTGGAGTGTAGTTAGATCCCTCGGATCCAACAACATGGTTCTGAATCTTGTATCCTTGTGCTGCACCATTTGAACCACGTGGGTTGAACTGGAATACAGAAGCAGCAACTCTGTTTCTAGCAATAATAATGTCGCCAAATGTATCCTGATTGAGGAATTGCTGTGTCTTGTCTAGAGATCCATCATCACCATCGCTAGGTGATACGTTAGAAATTACACTTAGAGCATAATCTCTTACTCTACCAAGAACATTGATAGTGACAGGTGAGTTAAATGTGCTCGTCTGATCCTGTTGATCACCACCATTAACAGTGATGTACTCATTGAATGTTACAGGAGTGTCAAAGGTGGTGACGAGATCACCTACATCTTCCGTATCATCATCAGAATCAACCAACTGTGCAGATTCTAGGAATTCTTCTTCACCAGTGATAGCATCAATCTTACGGTTACCGATGTAAAGATCACCGTTAGAGTTTAGACCAGTGTAGAATACAAGACCACCATCTTGCTTCTTGGACTGTGCATAGAAGTCCTGAGTTGGGGTCAGAACGATCTCCTGACGAGCAGGAAGACCTGTTGAGTAGTTACCAGGACCGAAACCAAGGTATTCAAACGTATGGTTACCAG